ATATCCTTAAGTATTACAGGCTCACTAGAAAGTGGGTCTGTAAAACTTACGGGTTAAAAGATGCAGATTTAGAATTATTAATTTATTTAGATTGTAAAGGAAGATTTACACGAAACGATTTTATCAATGGAGTTTATACGTATTCATGGGATAAAGCAAGATGGGACAGATTAAGAAAAGATGGTTGGATAGATACTTGGAGACATAGAAATAGAACAACTATTATGTATTCTGTGTTTAAAACATCTTTTAAATGTTCTCAAATGATAAGTAGGATATATAGAATACTTCTAGGTGAAGAAGATATGCCTACATCTGAACGAAGTGTATTTTACAATAACAAATCATATACAGATAAAGTTTATAATAAAGCTATAGATGATATGATAAAAGACAAAGACCGATGAGAACAAGAAGATATATGCATGGTCGTAGAAGAAAAAAATCAGCTTTAACAGCTGTGACTATGGAAGATCAAGATAACCAACAAGAAAAAGCTTCTCAAGACTGGGAAAAAGCTAAAACAAATAATAGTCAAACAGCTAAAGCAACAGTAGCTTCTGAAGGTAAAGAAGGTGTACAGAGAATAGAAATTGTTAATAGATAATAAAAAAAACACTATGGGGTTTAAATTAGGTTCAGAAAGAGGTAATTATGCTATAGGAGGTGAAATTAAAACAAAGCTTAAGTTTAATAAAACTTCTGGAGATCCTGATGTTTCTGTACCTGGAACACCTGTAATAAGAAAAGATTTAGATCCTGGAATAAAAGGAGAAGCTAACATGGATGGTAGTATATATATTAGTAATGATATAATTCCTGGTAGCTTTGAAGAAAGACAAGTTATAAACCACGAAATGAGACACGCTACAGACATGAAACTTGGTAAATTAGAATATAGCGATAATCATATAAAGTATAACGGTGAGTTTTTTGAAAGAAAAACAATTAAAGGTAAAGATATGATAATAGTAGACGGAGTACCAAAAGAAGCCGGTAGTCATGATTTTCCTTGGGAGGTAGATGCTAATAACGGAACAGAAACAACAATATAATATGTGGAAAATATTTAAAGATAAAAACAATATAAACGAAAAAAATATAGTTGGTTTTATATCTTTTGCTATAATGGTATTATTTGCAATTATAGATTTAGCTACAGCTATTATATATATGGGGTATGTAGGAGGTGGAGAATTAGAAATTAACGACACTATATACAATTCTTTTGTTATGGTAACATTAGGATGTTTTGGTATTAGTGCGTTTGAAAAAGTAAAAAAACAATAATATGGCGTTATTAACAACTATAGGAAATGTACCTTTATACTCAACAGTACAAGAAGCGTTAGCTTGGGCTAAAGCAAATGGTTTAACTGGTTATCATACACATAACTTTCAAGGAAAAGTAGGTTACATGGGAGGAACTACTCACCAAAAAGCAACTAGAAAACCAACACCTGAAAACTCACCCGGTACTGTAGATAGACCGCCTCAAGTTCGACAAGTAAGAAATCAACAAAGAAATACACAAAACAATTACAGTAGCGGTAGTAGTAGTGGTGGTGGTGGTGGATATTAAAAATTAAACTATGTTAGGAAAAATATTTTCAGGAGGAACAGCAGAGCTAGTTAAAGGCGTGGGTGGTGTAATAGATAATCTACATACATCTGCAGAAGAAAAACTAGAAGCAGAAAGAAAAATAAAAGAATTAATTGCTAACTACGAGATAGAAATGGAAAAGAATATAACGTCTCGTTGGGAAGCAGATTTAAAATCAGATTCATGGCTTAGTAAAAATGTTAGGCCAATGGTATTAATATTCTTAATAGTATGCACCATGCTATTAATATTTATAGACGCAGGTGCATTAAAGTTTGAGGTTAAATCATCATGGGTTGATTTACTTCAATTAGTATTAATAACCGTGATCGGTGCTTATTTTGGCGGACGATCATTTGAAAAAGTAAAAAAATAAAACTATGAACACAACTTATTTTAATTCATCAGTATTAACACCAACTGTAGCTGCATCAAAACAAAACTCTGCTTTTGCTGCTGGTGATATAGTTTTTGACTGGCAAGGATTTGAAGTGCCTAGAGGTACTACAAAAGTGCTTGGGGCAACTATTATATTACGATCTAAAAACGATGCTGGCCAAACAGTACAACCTGCTGGCTTAAGCTTATTATTTGCTAAAGGCCCAGTGCCTGACGCAACTCCAACTTCACTTGGAGAAGTAAATAGTGAAATAAGAGCCTTTGCTTCAACAGATATTGTAGGTGCAATGCCCTATAGTGCTAATGACATTTTTGGTACTAGAACTTTATATCAGTCTTTAGTGTCAACTTGTGAAACTGTTTTAGAACCAAATCCTAACTCAGGTTCAACGCAAGGTGTTGATAAGTTTTACGTAGCTGGTATTTCTGCTGGAAGTTTAGACTTTACATCAGGCGTTCAAGTAGATGGTACACCTGCTGACAACCAAACAAATTTAGATGTAAAAACAGTAGATGCTACCTTAGGTTTTGTAGCTGGAGACGTTGTTCATGACGAAGATGATAGACTTATGGGTACAATATCTAGTTTAGATTCAGACGATATAGTAATGACAGGAAGCTTGGCAAACGCTGGTGTAAACAATAAATTAATATATAATATAAATCCTATAAGAATTATATTACATTTCGAAAAATAAAACAACTAACTTAAATTAAATTAAATAAAATGGCAAAAAAAGAAGAAGTAATAGACTTGAAACCTAAAGCTGAAAAAATTACCGGAGATCAATTAAAAAAAGTTCAAGATACAGTTAACATTATAAATAGGTCTCAATTAGAAGTAGGATCAATAGAAGTTAAAAAACACGAGTTGATGCACCGTATTGCATCATCTAGAGATGAATTAGTATTATTACAAGAAGAGTTTAAAAAAGATTACGGAACATTTGATATAGATATTCAAACTGGTAAAATAAATTATTCAGAAGATGGCGAAGTTAATAAGGAAGATTAGTGTAGGTAAAGACTACAAAAACGACGCTATGCACTATGCTGTTGGTCAAGAAGTTTATGGTGGTCACATTATCTGCGATATAATAGAAGAAGAAGAAAAATATTCTATTTATATTAAAAAGAAAAATAATGTTCTACCCTGGAAAGACTTTAATAAAAACATGGCTGTTTCTGTAGAATACAATTTAGAATACTAATGAAAAGTGTTTACAACTTTGTTGTAAAACCAAAAGGAAAAAGATATAACAATAAAAAGAAGGTTGGTAATTCAGAGTTAATTTTAAACACTGATATATTCAATCATCAATATACAAATAGAGAAGCTATTGTTTTATCAAAACCAATTGTTGGTGATACAAATATAGAGGCTGGAGATACAGTTATAGTACATCACAATGTTTTTAGAAGATGGACAGATGTTAAAGGTATTGAAAGAAACAGTAAAAGTTTTTTCAACGAATCTACTTACTTTATAAACCACGATCAAATATTTTTACACAAAAGAGATAAAGAGTGGACAGCTCCAAAAGGTTATTGTTTTGTAAAACCATTAAAAGCTGTAGATCAGTTTAATATTGAATCTGAAAAACCTTTGCAAGGTATTGTTAAGTATTCTGATAGCACGGTTGATGTTGGTGATCTAGTTGGCTTTAGACCAAGTAGTGAATATGAGTTTATCATCGATGGCCAAAGACTATATCGAGTTTTATCTAATTTTATTACAATCAAATATGAATATCAAGGAGACGAAGAAGAGTATAATCCAAGCTGGGCATAAAGCTGTTGAAGAATTAATTAAAGTAGCTAAGGAAGCGATTGTTGATTCAGATGACGATATATCAGCAGATAGATTAAAAAATGCAGCAGCTACTAAAAAACTAGCTATATTTGACGCATTCGAAATACTTAACAGAATTCAAGAAGAAGAAAACTTGCTTGAGGGCAAAACACCTGAAGAGACAAAGGAAAAAGTCTTTAGAGGATTCGCAGAAGGTAGATCTAAATAATGTACGAGCAAAGTTTAGTTAACATAATAGAACCTGTAAAAAAAACTACTATTAGTAGACTTAATAGGGGTAAAAAGTGGAAGTACGGTTACAATAAAGAACATGATATAATTGTGCTGTCTCATAGCGGGCAGATAGGCGAAATTATAGAAATACAAAATCTTGCTATAGCTCTACCTAAAGTGCCAAAAAAAGTTTTTAAACACGATAAAAACAAATGGATAAAACAAGAGTATCCTAAAGAGTTAAGCAGAATTAAAAACATATTTGACTGGAGAGCGTACCCTGAAGATCAAAAAGAACAGTGGTTTGATTATATAGATGAAGAGTTTAAAAGAAGAGAAGAAGGTTTTTGGTTTACAAATAATGGTAAACCAACTTGGATAACAGGTACACACTACATGTATCTTCAATGGAGTAAAATAGATGTAGGTGCTCCAGATTTTAGAGAGGCAAACAGATTATTCTATATATTCTGGGAAGCTTGCAAGGCAGACAAACGTTGTTACGGTATGTGCTATCTAAAAAACAGACGTTCAGGGTTTTCGTTTATGTCATCTGCAGAAACGGTTAATTTAGCCACTCTTGCAAGTGATAGTAGATTTGGTATACTTTCTAAAACAGGTGCTGATGCTAAAAAGATGTTTACAGATAAAGTAGTACCAATTAGTATTAATTATCCTTTTTTCTTTAAACCTATTCAAGATGGTATGGACAGGCCAAAATCTGAGCTTGCTTATAGAGTACCAGCTAGCAAGTTTACTAGAAAAAAGATTACAGCTAATGAAAAGCTAGAAGATATACAGGGTTTAGATACAACTATTGATTGGAAAAATACTGGTGATAATAGTTATGACGGTGAAAAGTTAAACTTATTAGTTCATGATGAAAGCGGTAAATGGGAAAGACCTGATAATATTTTAAACAACTGGCGTGTTACTAAAACATGTCTAAGATTAGGTAGTAGAATTGTTGGTAAGTGTATGATGGGATCAACATCAAATGCTTTAGATAAAGGAGGTGATAACTTTAAAAAATTATACAATGCATCAGATGTCACTAAGAGAAATAGAAATGGTCAAACAAAATCTGGTTTATACTCTTTGTTTATCCCAATGGAATGGAACTACGAAGGATTTATTGATGAGTACGGAGTTCCAGTATTCACTACTCCTGACACAGACGTGTTTGCCCCAGACGGTGAATTAATAGATGTAGGTGTAATAGATAATTGGCAAAATGAAGTAGATGGTTTAAAAGACGATCAAGATGCTTTAAATGAATTTTATCGCCAGTTTCCAAGAACTACAGAACATGCGTTTAGAGATGAGTCTAAAAATTCTATATTTAACTTAGTTAAAATATACGAACAGATAGATTATAACGAAGAGATGTCTAGAACTCTAGGAATCACTCAAGGCAATTTTCAATGGGTGAATGGAATTAAAGATTCTCAAGTTATATTTTATCCAGACCCAAAAGGTAGATTCAAAGTTAGTTGGGTTCCACCTTCTGGGATACAAAATAGAGTGGTACTTAAAAATGGTATAAAATACCCTGGTAATG